CGGCAACGCATTATGCGATTACAGATACCACAAACAGTAGATTGTTGGTAACTGGTTCTTTAACAGCTTCGCAGTCTGTAACGTCAGGAAATACATTTAGCCTAGAAACATTAGATATTGGAATACCTGACCCAAGCTAGGATTAGATTATGGCTAACGTCTTAGCAAACAGAGTAAAGGTAGGCACTTCTACAACTGGTACTGGTACTATTACATTAGGTAGTGCCGTTGCAGGGTTTCAAACTTTTGCCGATGGCGGTATTAGCAATGGTGATGTTGTAAGATACACAATTATTGACGGTACTGCATTTGAAATAGGCACTGGTACTTACACCTCTTCTGGAACAACCCTATCACGTACATTAACAGAAAGCTCAACTGGCGCACTTTTAAATTTATCTGGAAGTGGTGTTGAGGTATTTATTACAGCCGCAAATGAAGATTTGGTACTGAAGGATAGTAGCGGCAATGTGGGAATTGGCCTTGATAATCCGTCAACAGAATTACATCTGAGTTCGGATGCACCTATTTTAACCTCTACTGCAACTAATGGCGTTTCTGGATTTAGAATAAATGCTATTGGAACAACTAGTGAAGTTCTGAGAGTGCAAAACAACGGAACAACTGTTTTTAATATTGATGGTAATGGAACTTCTAAAATTACTACAAGTACAGACCAAAAGTTGACTTTAGGTGGATCAGGCAACCCTTACATTCGTTGGCAAGAGAACTCTACAGATAAGTTCTATATTCAGTGGAGTACAAGCGGTTATCCTCTCTTTAGAAACCAAGAAACTGGTAACTTTGTTTTTAGACCTGCAAGCACAACAACTGCTGTTAGGTTTCGATTACAGGCTAGTGATGGTGATGAGTATGGTTCTTTGTACGCAACCCACAACAATGAAATAGGTTTTTTAGACCAAGACGGACATTGGGCTTACAAACATACTAACTCAACAGATCATAAGTGGTATATAAACAACGGTCATCAAATGACCCTGACCGCTTCAACGCTAGACATGATCAACAACACTATCACTAATGTTGAGGATATCGGTCTTAATGATCGAATTTTCCATGATGGTGACACAGACACCTACATACAGTTTCACGCAGCCAATCAAATGCGCTTCGTTACTGGCGGTACGGAGATGTTTGAAATTAACGACAGCCAGAACTTGTTTAGCCAACCAGTACAAATAAACAACAGGCTAGACGTTGGTAACGGTGCAGGCGGTGATCATGAGATAAGAATTTATAAAGCAGATAACAATGTCTCTGATCACATTCAATTTTATAACGGCACAACGCGAATTGGGGAAATTGGTTGTCATGACACTACTTGGCTAAGAATAAACCAAAGTACAGCCAAAAACATTTATACGCCTAGATATATTAGGGCAGACGGTGGATTTCAGTCTCCAGACAAAATCTGCGTACATGTGAGTGACACAAACACTTACTTGCAATTTCATGCAAACGATCAATTTCGTGTCGTTACAGGCGGCGTTGAAAGGTTTGAGGTTAATAACTCAGCAACTAAAGTTACTGGAAATTTAACAGTCACTGGAACAATATCAGGAACCCCTGCATCATCTACCACATGGAACGCTGTAGGAAGTTATGCTTTTGCGTATTTCACTGGGTCTACAAACGCCAGTTCTACAACCGCAGGGTCAAACCTAAACCCTGCATCGACTGGTACTTATGGAGCCATGTACCTTTATAATGCAACTTCTGGCGGTCAATTTTATGTTACAAACGCAAACAGCGCTCCAAATTTTTACTACTCAGCAACGATGAGCGGAACATGGCGGTGTATGGGTAACGCTAGGAAAACCACAACGTATGCGGGAACATCAACTCTATGGGTAAGGATTTCATAATGTCTGTAGAAATCACAAACTTTAGGAACGCAAAGTCTCTTAACTCTGAAAGTACAATGTTTGAACTTGAGATAGAACATCCTGATCACGGATGGATACCTTACTTTCTACATCCAGAAGACGGAGATGAAACCATAAGCAATGCGGATCTGATTACTTTGATTGGGTCTGATTTTACTGCCTATGTTGCTCCTACTCAGGAAGAGTTGGACGCAGCAACTGAAGACGCAGTTCGCGCAAAAAGAAACTTTAGACTTGTTGAAGAAGTTGATCCACTTGTGATGAATGGATTACGATGGGCTGAGTTGACACCAGAAAAACAGGCTGAGTGGACGCAGTATCGAACTGACTTGTTAAATGTTCCGCAGCAAGGGGGTTTCCCTAACTCAATCACTTGGCCTACAGAACCATCATAGGAGAAAAAAATGGCAGAAAATAATGACAATATTCTTTATATTGATGATAAGGAATACGACACAAATAACTTTGACCAGAGCCAAAAATATTTAGTGGCTCAAATTAAGTCATGCCAAGATAGAGTTGGTCGCGCAAAGTTTGACTTTGATCGTGAAAGCGCGGCATTAAATACATTTACATCTTCTTTGATTGCAAGCTTAGAGGCTTCAAAAGATAAGAAAGCTAGCTAAATGTTAGGCTTTACACCTTTAGCATCTGCACCTCTTGCGGATACTGGCGATGAAGGTGTAATTAACCTTACAACTAATAATGTTATTACTGGCAATCCCACGGTTGCTACTACTGCAATATCTCAGGTTCACGCGGTATCTGGCGTATACACGCCAAACGCACCAATCGTGCCAACCCTCACAATGTTTGAGGATGAAAGTTTTTCTGCGCCTAATTTATTAACTGGTACTGTTAGAATTAGCCCGACAGTAATAACGCAAGTTCATTCTCTTACAACTGATAATGTAACAGCGCAAAACCCTGTCATAGATAGCGTTATAATTACTCAGGTTCAAGCCGTTCCAAGTAACGATGTAACATCTGGATTTCCAGTTGTTGGGTTAACAACAGTAACGCAAGTTCATTCACTTGGTTCTCAAGATGTTATTTCTGGTGCTGTAAGTTTACCCACGATTGACCTTACTGAAAATCATTTATTTTCTGCTAGTGATATAACGCTAGGAAATCCAACGGTTGCATCAACTTCGTTGATAGAAAATTATGAATTTAGCAGTGCTGACATTATTACTGGAAATCCTGTCGTAGATACTGTTTCCGCAGGGATTGTCTATACGATTGCAGGGAACAATGTTGAAACTGGCAATGTAAGCATTGCTACAACTGCAATAACTGTAAATCATGTTTTACTATCTAATAATGTAACTGGCTCTGCACACGTTATTGATAGCACCGTTATTACGCAAGATCATAAATTTGCGTCGCCTGATGTTGCTTTTGGTAATCCAGTTATTCCGTTGGCGCGTTTTCCTTTTATGGAAATTACAATACCGCCAGAAAGTTATACGGATTTAAGTGTTGCCGCAGAAATTTGGACAGATACAACAGACCCAGACGCAGACGCATGGCCTGACGCTCCTGCGGCTTCTGCGCCTACATTTATAGAGACATCAGATGTATCTAGTGAGACATGGACGGAGGCAGCATAAAGTGATATGGTGCAATAAATTAGGAGATTAACATGGCTATTAATGTAACTAAACCAACCGTAGGTGGAAATGAAGATACGTGGGGAACAACCATTAATACGGCCTTAGACACTATTGTTGATGGGGTAAATGGTACAAGTGGAACGGTCGCGCCTAATCTAAGCACGTTAACAATTAACAGCACTAATGTTACTGCAACGGCTGCGGAATTAAACTTACTTGATGGGGCTACTGCGGCTACAGCAACGACAGTTGCAGGGACTGACAGAGTTGTGTTGAACGATAGCGGAACTATGAAACAAGTCGCTATGACTGACATAGAAACTTATGTTTCTTCGCAGGGGACGACTGTTAATAATAGCACAATAACCTTTAGCGCAGGGAATGATTTGAGTGGCGGTGGAGCCATAGATTTAAATCAATCAAGCAATGAGACTATAACAATTTCTCACGGCAACACATCAAGTTTAAATGGGGCTACTAGCAACACTGGAAGCAATTACATTCAAAACATAACTGTCGATGATAATGGTCATGTTACTGCGATTAGCGCTACAGACGCATCGGCAGCATTAAGTGGTATTGGATTAAAAGACGCATCGGCTTCCGATATAAAAAACAACAACACTGCTCAGACTATTAGCGCAGGGACATATTATCTTTTTGCAGGGGGCCAATCAGGAAACCTGTCGGTTGTTATGACTGCTTTTCCTACTACTAATGTGGAAGCAGGGTGGCTAAAGTTTGTTACATTATCAGCAAATAGCAATCAATCTATGCCAAGAGCTAAATTATACACTTGGAATGGTAGCGCATGGAAAGATGCTTTCGGTGTTTCAAAAACTACCGATCAAACTGGCGGTGGAACTCAGGTAGCAGGTTACTTGGAGGGATATATTAAGGTAAGCGGAAACTGTACCATAACGACTAATTCAGTTCCTAAATTGCAAACGGTAAAATTAAATTAGTAGGTTATTTTATGCCCCTTATACCACTCAAATTACAAGCAGGGTTTTATAGAAACGGCACAGATTTTGACGCTTCAAATCGTTGGCGCGATGGGAGTTTAGTCAGGTGGCGTGACGGTTCGCTCCGTCCTATTGGTGGATGGCAAGAGAAAAAAGCAGGGTTTAGCACCAATCCAATTCGTGGCGCACACGCTTGGGAAGCAAATAACAATACAGCGTATTTTGCAGGGGGTAGTCACAACGAATTAAAGGTAATGACTGGCGCAGGGGTAGTCACTGATATTACTATAAGCGGCTTGGCTACTGGCAGAGAAGATGCGGCTTTAAATCTTGGATATGGAGGAGGCTTCTACGGCACTGGCTACTATGGGACAACTAGGCCACCGACAGGTACATACTCAGAATCGACCACTTGGAGCTTAGACAACTGGGGTGAGCATCTTGTCGCGTGTCACTATGACGATGGGCGTCTGCTTGAGTGGCAGCTAAATCCTTCAAATAATGCTGCTGTTATATCTAACGCTCCAACATCTAATCTTGGCCTAGTCGTAACAGAAGAGCGGTTCATATTTGCACTGGGCGCGGGCGGTAACCCTCGCAAAGTACAGTGGTGCGACTTTGAGGATAACACGCTCTGGACACCCGCAAGCACTAATCAAGCCGGTTCCATAGAGTTACAAAGTTCTGGGCAGATTATGCAGGGCGTGAAGACCAGAGGACAGACGCTAATCATTACAGACTTAGACGCCTTCGCAGCTAAATATACTGGCCCTCCCTACATCTACAGATTTGACCGTGTTGGCACTGCTTGCGGAGCAGTGTCTAGGGCGTCGGCGCTTGATACGGATATGGGCGTCTTCTGGATGGGTCAGCGCGGCTTCTTCAGGTTCGATGGTAACACTGTTTCTGAGCTTCCCTGCGAGGTTCACGACTATGTCTTTGACGACTTAAACAGAAACCAACAGTCAAAAATTTGGGGATTTAGCAACACTGAATTTTCAGAAATATGGTGGTTCTACCCATCTTCAAATAGCACAGAGATAGACCGATATGTTGCATACGACTTACTAGAAAATCACTGGCTAATTGGAAATCTGAGCAGAACTAGTGGGACACCCAGAGGTGTATTTAGACAGCCTTATTTAAGCGGTGAAAAAGCAGAAACAATTACTTATAATGTGACAGTCGCAAACGATGGAGGAAATAAATATTACATTTCTTCTTATTCTGGTTCTGCGCCAACACTGACCTTAAAATCTGGCAATACTTATATATTTGACCAATCGGATGCCAGTAATAGTGGACACCCTTTTAGGTTTTCAACAACTTCAGATGGAACTCATGGGGGTGGGTCAGAGTATACAACAGGGGTAACTATTGTTGGAAGTACTACGCAAATCGTAGTATCTGACACAACTCCTAATTTACATTACTATTGCACAAACCATTCTGGCATGGGTGGCGCAGCAAACACAACTAGCGCGGTTACTATTTATTCTCACGAAACAGGTTTAAATTATGATAGCGGTTCTGTATTTTGCGAAACTGGCCCTATATCTATTGGCAATGGTGATCAAATTGCCAGAGTGACTGAGGTGATACCCGACGAGAAGACAGCCGGAGACGTTGACTTAAAATTTAAGACACGCTTTTATCCTAACGATACCGAGACGACACACGGCCCATTTAATCCAAGCAACCCAACTTCAGTGCGATTTAGCGGTAGGCAAGTTAGAATGCGTGTCGAGGGTGACCAGTTAGCGGCTTGGCGTGTTGGCACAATGCGTCTTGAGACGAAAGCAGGGGGCAGACGATAATGCCCGTCATACCGC